CGAATCGACTCCACACTCGCACTGCCTTCATCAAATGCAGGCCGCAGACATGGCACTATATCACCTGCCTGGAGCGTCCCCAAGTCAGGTAGTGCCGGGTATGGTACTTTATAAGGCATTAATAGTAAAGTATAGTTGCTACCTCGCCATCCTCAAAATATGTTGACCATATCACACTGCCCTCCGTGCTGTTGAAAAATATCTCTTTCCCACTTACAGGCAGCGAACCGTTGTCCATGTATTGGATGCCATCTTTGAAGGCTCCGAATAATGTCTTACCTATCAACTGCGGCACCTCAAAGGCATACTCACCTCCTGCTCCGATATAGTTGTAGACTTTTATAGTATCCGTATCCATAGGCGCATCACTGTTTATATTTTCATCAATCTTAGTACAGCTCACAATCTCCCACGCTTTCCCTGCCTCAGTCTTTAAACTGATATTATTTATTTTGTATGGGATAGCATCATAGTATATCACATCATTACTTCTCAATGGTCGCTCCTTCTCATATCTCATCACAATAGTATGGGTATAGTCCCACTTCAACTGCTGATAGTCCCTATTGCTGCCGCCTGTCCTGTCAAACACATCCGCCCATTTGTACCAGGCACCTGTCTGCACAGCCTCCAATCCACCAAAATCATTGGCAGCAGTTGTATATCTTTTTATTTCGACTCTCCTATTGAGTTTATACACGGCGATAAGGATTTAGTAGCATTTTAGCGATAGGCCCGATGTCATCAGTACCTTGCGCTCTGTTGTCATAAAGATAGTAAACGGCATTAAGTATCGCCGTCTTAAACACCTCTGGAAGCGTTGAGTATCCTGTAGTGTACGCTACCGTCAACCCATCCTCATGCGGTGTCATCAGCCTTATATACATAGTCCCCTCAAGCGTATAGGTGCTATCCAACACCAAAACATCGCCGTCTCTATTTGTCACACTTGTCACTCCTTTGATTGGGCCATATGGCAGATATATCCCACCGCTTGAATTGTTGCAAACTATCTCAATCTCATGGTCTACCATGCTCACAGCAGTATATGCCTCACACATCATCCTTGCCGTAGTGATGAGCGCCGTTATCAGTGTGTCATCAGTGCCAATATCAATGCGACAAAAGTCCTTCGCCTCAGTAAGTAACACCGGCTCAATGATAGACGTTGGATCCTCTAAAAATGTGATGTCTGTTATTGCGTTGTAATGAACCATATATATTATTTAAGAAAGCCCCACCCAATGGGCAGGGCTATCATCTATTATGCAAACCAAACGGATTAAGACCAATCGTAGAAAATGGCAGAAGCAGGCAGCATCAAGTTAACTTGCTCTTGACACTCAATTCTTGCAGTAATCAAGTTTTTAACGAAGTTATCCTGATCTTCCATTGCAAACTCAACGTTTACAGCTTCAGTCTCAACTCTCTCCAGGTAGTCCATGTCGAAGATCAACACGGTGTCAACTGCGGCCCATGCAGCAGGTACAACAGTTGTTCCGCCGATGTTCACAGTGCCATTTGCACCGCTAACAACACCACCTGCACCGGGATAGTAACCTGAAGTCAACAAAGTCTTGTTGATTGCAGCAAGTGTAGCAGGGTTAACAACGGCATAAGAAGCGTTGAAGTTGGCAGCTTGTTGGTTGCCAATCAAAGTCATGATGTCTTCAACAGGGTTAGTACCTGCAGCGCCTGCGGTAGAACCTGTGGCAGCACCTGTGACAGTTGACCAGAATGAAGCATTCTCAGCCTTGAAGAAATCACGCTGCAACAATCTTGGCAGAGTTGACTGCATGTATGGCAATTGCTTGGCCATTTGCTTGCTGAAGCGGCTGTAACCTGCGATATAACCCTCAACAACTTTGATTTCAGTGAAATCGTAGTCGATTTGAGTTTTGCTGCTACCTTCTGTTTGAGCGCTGATAGAACCTTCGCTACCAGTCTCACGGTATTGAACGTAAAGACCTGTAGGAGATACAGCTGTGCTGATCAAATCACGGAAGTTGATTTTCTGAGAAGGCAAGATGGCTTGACGGCTGCTGTAAGAAGCAACACCATCACCTGTCAAATTAGTTGACAACAGCATGTTACCAACTGCTTTCAATTCCATACGGAACGGCTGCCCCTTCTTTACGCTTTGGATAGCGTCAAAGTTTTCTTTAAGGCCAGCGGCAAAGGCCTCGTTAAAAGTTGTTTTGTTTTCCACTTTGTTGGATTTTGAATTTTTTACGGATGTTTGGAGAGCGTCAAAGCCATTTGTCAATTCATTGAACTGAGATTTTAACCCATTCAACTCTTCGGTAACGGCAGCAACGGCCTCATCATTATTGTTGGATTTGATAGCTTCGATTTGAGCCTCAATATCCGATTTTAAGCCATTGATGGCTTCGGCTGTCTTGTCAGAAACGGATGCCTCTAAAGAGGATTTTAATCCTTCCAACTCAGCGATTAACTCGTTCTTTTCCATGTCGGATGTTATTTTTTTAATGATTGATTAAACTGTCTCAATATATCAATGATATTCTCCTCCGGCTGAGTGGCCTTCGTTTCTTCCGGCTCAGTGGCTACATTCATATCAGTGATTAATTGTGTCAGTTGTTTGCTATGCAGTAAAAGCATTTCAATAGTCTCATCAGTCGCATCGCTATTCTTACAGAACTTCTCAATAGCCGACTGCCTTGCGATAACCAAGTCGATATCCAACTCACTCTTTAATCCTGTCAATGGAGTCAGTGGGTTAGCTCCCCATGCTGTCAAGCTACTGCCCTCCATCAATTTTAACTCAGTTATCTCATAGAACCCCTTACCTGGATTCTTAATAAAGTCCTCATATGGTTGCAATTGGTTTCTCTTCATTATTCTGAAGCCGATGCTATGCTCAGTGATCAACCCACTCTCAACCATTTTGATAAAGTCACGGCCAAGGCTATGCGAACCTATTTGACTCTCATACAATAACCCTGTGTTATCTTCCTTCAAGCTCATCAGCTTGCCCAAAGGTTGTGATGGATCGTGGTTAAGCAGATGCTTTATCCTCGGCTGCTGTGACTTCGGCCCTTGCTCTTTAATTGTCTTAGCAAATGCACCGGGACGAATGATATCGCCATCGCTGTCAACATTGTTGAAACGGCTGAAATAACCTGTGACAATGCCCTGCTTCTGGTCAGCATCCACAATCTGAGCGACAATAGTGTCAGCTTTGTAGTTGTATATATTTTGATTTCCCACAGGTATAAAGTTAAGTAATTTATTTAATTTTATTTATGCTACCGAAAAAAGTTTATCCTATCCAAAACGAGAAAGTAACCTACCATCAGCACCCCTCTTCGCCCGAAAGGCAACGGTGCATCTGCAATTCACTACCTCATCAGCAGGTACTGCCAATCCGCTCGGCTGTTGCCTCACACCTGGCTGCATCATCTGCACCAACCCTACCGTCCTATTATTTAATGAAAATGGATCATCTATCGGCAATCTTGTCCCATCCACAACAGCATGGTCATGGCGAGTCCGTGCATCCCGAACAGCAATCCAAATCTTATCCATGACATTGCCAGATGTCTGCGCATACAACATCGCCGCTTGATTGGCTGATGTGACCGTCTCCGTCCTGGCTATTCGTCTCGCCCTCATCGCATTTAACTCCGGTGCCACTCTCAACTCTTGCACTATCATGTCAAATGACCAACCTTCCTGCGCCGCCTGACTCAGTATCTTAGCAATCACCTGCCGTGTGTAGTCAGTCATGCCCTGAGCATCATTAAGCAAATCAATACCATAGTACTGCCGCATCAGCTCCACTATCCTTTCATTGAACCCCATCTGACCTGTGGCCTTTGTCATCCCTTTCATCGTCTGCCTCACCCATGCAGGGCCTACCGTCTTGTAAAGGTCATTTAGCACTGAATAAATAGGGATGTTAGGTATCATCATCAAATCCCTTGTTTTGATGAAAGCGTCAACCTGCAATTGCAAAGCCTTGCGGAACTTAGCCTCGTACTGCTTCTCATACTTTTGTTGGAAGCGGTGCCATTGCTTCCAGTATCTATTTTGCTCCGCTTTTGTCATTTAGCTTTTCTAAAAGTAACTTATTTATTACCTCTACTTTCCAATCCCTCTTCGCCTTCTTTAATGCACATGACGGAACAGGTAGCTCCGTCAAAATATGCATGAATATCTTTTTCTCAATATCCGCCACTATTTGCTCTGCGCTCTTTTCCATCATGATGGTATTGTAACATCTTCAACCGGTGGTATTGACAAGTCTGTCAACAACTGCTTACCGCCATCGATGATTATCTCATCCATGCCCGGCATATCCAACTCCTCAAACATCTGTATGTCTCTCTTTTCATTTGGTGTAATCCACCACATCGCATTCAATGCATCGGCCTGCGCTTTCATATCCTCCTGTAATGCAGGTATCTCGCTGATGTCTATGTCTATCATCCGCTTTACCCCATCGTTGTATATTGGTAGTATAGATGCCTCAATAGCATCTCTCATCAAAAATATGTTAGGCAGGATGGTGTTAGTATACAGCATTTTGAGCGCCGTGTTCACATTATTGTATGTTGAGCTGTCCTGATTGTTCAGCAGAACCTCAGGCACTTTGTAGGCATTGCAAATCTTTGTGAAGTCAATGTTGGCAAGCTCTGCGATATCCAAATCGGCATTACTCAAACCAAGCGCAAGGTACCCCATCTCACCTGCTGCAAAGTATGGCGCTCCCTTGTTAGCAGCATTTCTAAGATATGCAGCAAAGTCATTTTTACGCTGTCCCAATGACTCAATAGCATAATCGCTTTTTTCATACACAATACCAGGCACACCACCATTCTGCATCTGACCTACCGATACATCCATCGCACTATTGAGCCTTGTCAGCCTCTTAGTCAGCACCTGCAACGGACTCAACCCACGCCACTGCATCCCATTAGTAATGGTCGGGTTGAAGTACTTGACATGGATGACCTCATCAGGACGGAAAGTCCCATCATAACCCATGTCGAAATATTTGTAGCCAATGACACGCTGTGGGAAATCCTCGCTGATCATCACCGTCACCTTACTGCTGTCCAAAACATGCAAATAAACCTTGCCCCTATTCGGCCCAAGCTCTACAACTTCTTTGTAAAGAAACAGCTCACCGTTCATGTACAAAAGTGAGTAATACTTCACCTTATCAGCATAGCTAATGGACTTCAGAAACTGCACGAACTTATCACCCTCAGGCAAATCCTGCACAGCCTTTGTCCGGTAATATTTGCCCTGTATTGATTGGCTGCCCATCTTCTTATATCTCTTCATCGATGGCTCGCTGATTATCTCATAGCCTTCCATCGGTATCCTTGCAGCCGTATCCGCCAACAGACTTATGACGCTATATACATCATCGATGGTTGTGTAGCTTATCGTATTCTCAATCGTTTGCCAACTTGGATAAATGGATGTAGTGGCATTTATAATCATGCCGAGATTTTGCCCCTGAAGTGCTTTGACTTGTGTCTCTAATTTCTGCACTTTTTTATCAACTCCGAAAAGTCTATCAAGTAGTCCCATATGCAAATACCGTTTTAGGTTTTAACTCAAATATCTCACGCATCATGAACATGTCCATCAAGTCAGGACTGTCACCATTCAACTTTGCTTTCATCTCCTCCTTACTCACTATCCGCAGCTTACCATCTGCATCACTCTTGTCTCTTCTTATCGCCTTGCGCTCCATCATGAACCGCTGACGGATGGTAGTGTTGTTATCGTACATCTTATCGGCCACAGCCTTGCTTATCTTCATCTCGCCCCTCCTAACCCTATCGCCTGTACGATAATAGCATTGTGTTTTTAGGTTCATATAATTCTCTTTAATCAGCCTACCACTTGCTTCATCCTTAACTGGCAGCGGCGCTACTCCGCCATTAAACGGAACCGCACCACGGATGAACCCATCGATGTATGAACCCACACCATCAGAGTCATAACAAATATACCTATTTTCTACGTTATATCTTTGCGCCATCCTGGAAATCAAATCAATAACCTGCTTACCATCAGATTTATCCATCAGCTCGATATCAACCAACTCCATCCCTTCCCAATATCCAACCACCAACTTATTGCTTCCCTTCATGGCTATATCAGCTGTAATGTATCGGCCTGTGTGGTCAACATTGCGCACATTCTCAAACATACCTGCAAACACATCCACATCATAGACATCGTTCGGACTGTTGCTCACCTTCCACCTCCCCTCCAACAGTTGCCGCCTTGTATCCTCATCTTGACTCAGCAAGTTGCCCGGATAGCTTGGATCATTCTCTAACCCCTTTTTGTTATCATAGATTGAGCCGCTGACAAATGTGATTGACTTGATGAAATCCTTTGCCTGTAGTCCCGACTTCTCTATCAATGGCTTGATGATGTGGCTTGCATTCTGCTCCACCTCCTCGTAACTATCGCCCCAGATATATCCATCGCCGTATTTAATAAAGTACCGTAGTTTACCCCTGCGCTCCAATATCGGAAAGCCTGAGTCCTTATCTATCCACCACTCAATCAACTTAAATACCCAACTCTCAGGATCGGGATTGCAGGT